TCAACATCCTCCTTTGACTCAATCGTGAAAGAGTTGTCGTGTTGATCCCAAGAGAAGGTTTCAGTCCTCCCTTGAGACCAATCGAGCAGAGTTTTTCTGCTTGCAGACATATTACGAAACTGTTAGGTCGGCACAAATGCCAGAACTAGCTTCGTTTTTAGCGACCAATGCATATTCCACTAAAAGTGCCTTCTTAGTTGCATCAGAAGTTTTGGCTACGTCTTCCTGCTTGAAATCTCTGTAATATGCTACAGACCAATACTCAGGGTCTAAAACAAATGCAGATGTCTCACGCTGGAAACGGTTCGGGATAACTTTTAAGTCACCAAAATCGGAAGCATACAAGTCTGCTGCTGCTTGGATTTTGGATTCCCCGATCATTTGACGTGCTGAAGAACGTCCCGTGAAACCACTAACCACACCCTTGTTAAATGGGCCTACCATCAGAACTGACGGATCACCACCACTTGAGTATGTTGCCTGAATTACTGCTTTCAGGATGGTTTCTGTAAATGCTCTCTTGGTGCCAGCATCTACTGGGGCTGCTCCTGAACCTGCACCGGAACCAACTGGGTCACCACTACCACGAGATGTGTTCGTGGAAGTCCATGTTTCCAGACCACCGGATGTACGTGCTGCATCTGCACCACCAGCAGCTTTAGCTACGTTTTGGGTGAGTGCAGTTTCCATATCCCTCTTGAGTGCCTTGGAATTTTTCGCCAGTTGCAGTGCCATCTCTGAATCTCTACCAGCATTATTACCTGCTTCTTGAGAACCGGAAATCATCACTGTCTTAGATGAGATTTGGGTATAGTTCCCAAGTCTCGTAGTTGGTGATACTGTGGCAAAAGTGTACTCATTTCCCTCGATCTGTGCATTATTTGCTGCACTTGCGAGAGTATCTACCTGCCACTCTGTCAAAGTATTAGTTGCCTTCGACCTACCAATCATTGACATAAAAGGTACATCAGAAGGTGAAATATTATAAATTGTGTTTGCCAAGTCCTCACGACGACCTATTGCCGTATAGGTTTGGTATGTTCCTGTTAGTGCTGACATTGCTACTCCTTATTTTGAACGGATCATATTGTAGAATACCCCGGCAGCATCTTCGACCCTGCCAGATTTTTTAAGTCTTTGTGATGCCTTTCCAACCTTCACTTTACTAGGCTCCTCAGACTTTGATCCTGCTCTCATGTTTTGACGTTGGATAGGTTTAAGACCTTTTCGTTTCTCTTGGAGTTGGTCGTAAAGCATTGCCTTCCTCATTGTAGCAACTGCTCTGGCATCATAGGCATGATCCATCTCTTCTTCAGTGAATCCACCTGTGGTGCTTGCCCACTCCAAGACCAACTTTTTTTCTATATCGGCCTTCTTCGGGTCATCCCATTCAGGGACAAGTGATTTTAATGTTACACGTTGACCCGATAAATACTCATCGTGTTGTTTCTGCATTTCGGCTGACTCTTGTGACCTCAACTGCTGTAGTTGTTGGGCACGAAGGTGGTCTTCCATCTGTGCTTCTCTAAGAGCATCCCTTTCCAAAAAAAACTGCATTGGATCAGTGTCTTTCAGGTTATCCCAGTATGCTTGATCATGCTGTACTGGCTGAGATTGAGCTTGTGCAGCTTCAAGGATGGAGATTGCTTGTTCCCTCATTTGTCTTGATTCTGCCACTTCCTGCTCAAATGCTTTACGATCTGCTGATAAGCCTTGAGTTTTCTTAGTATAATTCTCACCTTTCGGGTAATTATTTAATAACTCCTCTAAGGTGACTGATTTGGTTTCCCCGTCAGACTTTACATCGTAAAGTTGTTCCTCTGGTTCTTCCCCATCTTCCTCATACTCTTCTTCTTGCTCAAACTCTGAGTCTGGTTCTTGTTCTTCCTCAGACTCCTCTGACATCAACTGGTTATCTTCTCCGGGTAATTCCTCACCGTTCTCTAAGGCCAGTTCGTTGCCCCATATTTTTGCTGCTTCGTCAAGATCGGCACTTACATGGGTGCGAATCCCGTCTACTACTTCTTCAGCCATTTTTTCTTTCTATGGTCAGGTCTATTCAACTAAGGTTGATTACCCACCAATTAGTTATTCTTTCCGGGCAATCTTGCCCCCCGTAATCATGGACTCCAACTCAAGTTTAAATTCAGACAGGGCACGGATAGACAAAAACAATGTCTCCCTTTTCTGAATGTCATCTAAACCTGAAGAGACCCAAGCATTGTTATAAGATGTCTCCATTTTTCCAAATACTTCCTGAATCAATGGATCATTGAACAGCTTCTCGGCTGCATTCCCTTTATCAATTCTTTTTTCTTTTGGTGTACGTGCCATTTAGTTCGGTATCGGTGGTGCTGGCATCCCCATCTGCTCAGGGTTCATATCCTGTGCTGGCATCGGGGGTACCTGTTGAGCCTGTTGCCGGGCCTGTTGCTGAGCTTGTTGCTGTTGCAACATCTGCTGTGCCTCCATTTTAATCTGCTCCCTGTCACGTTCCATCCTGCCTCTTATCTCAGTCTGGTCGATGGTTGTCTGATACTTATTCTCCATCTCCTTGACTTTCATCTCTAACTCAGACTCCATTTTGTCTCGTGCCAGATCATCGTCACGAACCATCTTTTCACGGTCTAACGACAAACGTGATTGGTCAATTTCCATATCCTGCCTGACCTTATCTGCCTGTGCCTTGGCAAATATCTCATCTGGAGTCGGTTCAGGTGGTTGTGGAGGTGGAGGCTCGTAAGTTGCTGGATCAGTCCAGAAACTCTGTGTATCCTTATAACCTGATAGTTCAGTCATCTTAGTCAGGGTGTTGTGATACTGCTCATTTGTTACCAAAGGATTCTCTACACCCTGCTCGTTTAATATCGTTGCCTGTTTCAATGCTATTGCCTCAAGCATCTGCATACGTTCTTCTGTTGTGCCGAGACCCAATGCCACATTAACACTAACATCCATGTCAGAATCCCATGCTCTTGGATCAATCGGCACCCATTGGTTCCTCAGACGAACCATTCTTGCTTTCTCCTGATGCCTGTTCAGGAGTTTCAATATCTTCTTAAACAGGGGTTTCATGCCATTTTCAGCAAAAACCCTACATAAAAGTTCTATCTGGGCCTGAGATGCCGAAACTGTCGCAGAAACTGCTGCTTTTGTGCTTGATTGGAGTGCATCTGGGTTTAAGCCCATACTGGCTTTACTCATGCCAGTTCTGTCTTCTTTTATCTGGTCAAGGTAATCCATCATCGGAAATGCCTCTTTACCAGAGAAATTCTTTACAAATTCTCCTACTAAACCAGCACCCCGTGTTCGGACAACCTTACCGACCTTATTAGAAAGGACATCATCTTCATTTACCTGTCCCTCGACAAACCATGTGTCTGGATGGATCGACTTGGCAAGTGAATCAAGCATATTCCGTAACACGGAACTCTTGATAAGCTGGATGTCCATTGTCAAGTCTGCAACTGAGTGCCCGACCCATTTGTGTGGTTCAGGATGCCCATTAAACAAGACAAAAGGTATAGAATTTACTGGGGAATGATGCAATAATTCGTGATGTGACCCTGCTGTACAGAAACGTCTTAACTCTGCTATGCCATCTCCGTCGTAGTCAACTCTGGCATAAGATTCGATATATAGAACCTTCCTGTTAGCATCTCCACCGGATGAACTGTCAGCAAAAGTTCCTACAGCATGTCTTGAGAGATATTCAGAGTTTGTATCAAACTCATCTTCTCCACCTGCCAGTGCCAGCATCTCATCGAAATCGTAGCCCATTTGAGTCAATTCTGAGACAGATAAGTAACGTCTATGAGCTACTATTGCTGATTCTTCTACTGATTTAGCCCGTCTGTCTATCAGGAACTCTTCTGGTGGGATTGCTTCAACAATTATCTGCCCCTGAGAATTAACCCTACGAATCACCACATCATGCAACTGAGGTGGTTGCACCTCTGGTGGCACTTGTGGTGAGACGTTTGGAGAGACCTGTTGTTGCTCCTGTGCTTGTGCCAGCATCTCTGGCGGAGGTGGCACGAAATCTGGATCAGGGTAACTCTCTACAGATGATGCTTCTATATCAGGATCAGCCAGTAATGCTTCCAGCCCCATATCGTCGAGCATCGTAAATTCTTCATGCTCAACCTCTTCTTTTCTCTCCCAATCTACCTTTACTACCCCTACACGCTTGATCAGTGCATCTTTAAAAACATTGTAAAACACTGAAAATGCAGGGTTATCCTGCCCTAAGACAACTTGATTGACGTAATCTGAGGCTTGTTCACTGGTTGGTACGTCCGATGCTTCACGGGGTACAAACTCAACTACCTTCTCACTTCCGAAGAATGTCCTCATTATCTGAGGCATCATCAGTGAAATAGTGTCTCTTACGTCATAAGAAACGACTTGGGAACGTCCATCCTCCTCATTGCCGAAGGGTTTTCCCTGATAATAGTCACTGGCCCTAACTCTGTCCGGTGCTTCTGTTAAATCTATGTGATCTTGGGCCTCTTCGATCAGGGAAGCAATAATTCCTTCAAGTTCCTGCTCCTCCATCGGCTCAACACCAGAGAGACGTATCTGCTCGTCTTCTAGCTCATACGACTCAGATAAAAGTTCTGCTTCTGACTTCATAAATATTCAAATAAGTTAACATAATATGCAGTTTGTGGACAAACTATTGGATAAATTCAATACAGTCAAGCGTTTTTTTAATTTTAAGAAATTACCGTAAAAAAAAGTCGGAGTAGGT